GTGTATTTCATACGTCACCCGCCAGAACGCAAACCCGTTCCACTCTTGCTGCTGCATTCCTATGGACATCATTTTGCACTGGCCGGCTGGGATCGTCCAGTTAAACCCCTGCCGCTCGATCCTAAATGGATTAATGTTGACAGTGTCCATAAACTTGTCGATGTGCCACCGCGGCGCGTTTAGGTGATTGCGCGAAATAGTAATACGAACGCGGGCTTCGTCGCGTTCTGGCGGTGGATCAAATGGGGTGCCGGCACTGTTGACAACTGGTATTGCGTCATCCCACTCAAACATGCCGCCGTGCGGTACTGGGCCAACGCGCGTGCCGCCCAGCGGGCCGCCAGGTAGCTGCATGTTTTCGTCGCGTTTTGCGATAATGCCCCGCTGGTGCCATATTTGGCCGGAATACAACGCTTTGACGACGGGTGCCTTTAAATGCACCAGGCCGACGTTAACGGTTGCCATAGCGTTCATCGGGTCATCAACCGGCTGCCCGTCTTTGTCCTTCATATCAATTGCAGCTGGCTTGTCTTTGGGTGTCAGGTCTTGCGCCGGACCATAGACGCAGGTAACTTCCCATAGATTCCCGCCCAATGCCCGCGGTGCCACAGCCTTACAGAATGCGTTTTCGTCCTTGTCGTTTCCGAATTCGTAGAAATCACCGATACTCGGAATGTTAACGCCGGCAATATCACCCGCGGCTACTATCTGCGGGCCGTCTTGCCTGTCGTCTGTCTTGACGTTGAACACAACGGTAAAGTCGATCTTGCTGCCCAGGGTGACAACGCCCGCCACCGTCTGAACTTTCTGGCTGCCTGGCGTCATGCTGGCAGACCAGCCATCGTGCTTTACTGTGACTGCTGTAACGGTCATATGTTTGCAACTTCCGGTGCGCTGTTCGTGATGTCAGTGCGAACGCCGTTGAGTATGCGGTTCGTCTGCTGCTGCAATTCGACTTCTTGTTCATGTAACCGCGTCTGCCGCTGCTGTTCGCGGTTCGCCTTTTGTAGTGCAGAAAAACCCGCAGACGATCCCATTGTTACAGCCGCTATCGGCTTGGCTGCCTGCTGCTGCTGTGCCTTGCTGGCTGACTTGAAATCTGTGATAGCACCCTTCACGGCACGGCCGTAGGTTTGCCAGCTGATAGCACCTGCCTGGACCAGCTTGTGCAGATGCGCCAGCCGTTCGCTCAAGTTTTCCTGTGGTACTTTGAATTGGTCCGTTACCTGTTTGCCGGCTGCTATCAGTGCCTGTTGCTGCCGTGCCAGTTCGCCCTGCTTCTTCTTCAGGTCGTCAGCTGCTTTCGTCTGCTGTTCCGTTGCTTCTACCTGCTGTTGCGTCGCCCCGGTCAGGTTCTTGGTTTCTTTCACCGCGCCGCCTAGTTCATTTTTTATCGTGGCGTATGCGCCGGCTGCCAGGGCCACGCCCACCGCCAGTTGTGCCCAGCCAGCAGGCCCGGACATTGCCAGCAGCGCAGCCTTGGCGGCTACCAGGGCAATTGTGGCAATCTTCATAGCCGCAAAGATTGCAATCATCTTGAGCATGATTGGAACAATCCTACTAAACCGCAGGCCCATAGACTTGGCACGTTCAGCTACTGACCGGACCCATTCCGCAACATCCTGAAATAGCTTAGCGACGGCTTGCAATGTCGGTGCCAGGGCAATTGCCAGCTGCTGCCAGACAGCCTTGAACGCTGTTTTCATATCGGTGATTGCATCGTTAGCCGCTTCTATCGCGCTGGCGTCAACATCGCTAATCTTTCCGTTCAGCTTGTCGAATTCCGCGGCCTGGGCTGCTAGTGACGCGCTGCCACCGTTCAACATGTTAATCAGGTCAATACCGCTTCGGCCGAACATCTTATAAGCCGCGTCTGCTTTCTGGGCTGGGTCCGCGATGCGCGATATGGCGTCAGCTATCGTCATAAATTGCTCATGCGGTGATTGTGCCGCCAGCTGCTGAACATTAACGCCCATAGCCTCTAACGCTAGTCGTGCTTCCCCGGTGCCCCTGGCCGCGTCCTGCACGCCCACTGTCATGCGGGCCAGGCCCGTTTTCAGTTGCGTTGCACCTACTCCGGCCAATTTGGCAGCGTGATTCAGCTGCAAAATCTGCTGGGTCGTCATGCCAATGGCCCGCCCCTGCTTGGCTGCCGCGTCAATTTCATCCATCGCCGTGGAAATACTGCGCAGTACCGTATAAATACCATAGCCAGCCGCCGCGGCACCTAGTGCCCGTTTCGCCCAGCCGCCCAACGCGCTGCCGCTGGTCTTTGCAGACTGGCCCACCTTCGATAGTTTATCTTTCGCGCGCTGTAGGTCTTTCTCCAGCTTTTGCGTGCGGGCTGTAATGTTTACAGCTATTTCAGCTACGGTTGCCATATTGTGCTGCGATCAGCCGTTCGGCTTCGTCGGTGTCAGTTGCTTTGTCATTACCCACGTTAAACTGCGGCAGGTAGTCGTCAGGGCTTGCCAGGTCGCTACGTTTAACAACCTGGGTGTTATGTATCACAGCGGCCAACAGGGCCGTCTGGTGCCACTGGTCGCCGCCCTGTTCAACTACTAGCCACGCTTGCCACTCAATAAACTGTTCGGGGGTTATCTGATCCAACATATGATCCACGTTGACGTGACCCAGCGTTGCCGCCAGGGTCATTGCGAATCGTCTACGTGAATCGCTTCGGAGTTTTTTATCGCGCCCTCGATGTCGCCCTCATCAAACCCACAATGCACACGGCAGGCATCGTATAGCCTGGCGACAACCAGCCCATCCAGGTTCGCCAGGTTATCAACGTCGCCGGCATCCATAACCGGCTTGCCGTCCTTATCCACCAGGCATAGACAAACCAGCCGCCGGCTGGCATCTAGCAGCCGCTGTTTGCTGATCTTGCCTGCCTTTCCAATTAACGCCGTTTCGTACGCTGCCTTTTCGCGTTCGGTCAATGACTGAATACGAAACGCTAAACCCAGTTCATCTATCACGACGTCCTTGTGCCGCCGTTCGCACAGCTTCAATATGTCATTTCGGCCCGCTATTTTCGTCATCGTTAGTGAACTCCCCGTTATCGTCGTCGTCGTCGATTACTTCTAACGCTGCTTCCACGTCCAATATCACCACGACATCCTGCCGGCCGCCTACCTGCTGTTCAACGTGGACAGCTACAGCGTCCTGGGTGGCCTGGTCCACGGGCACGGTGAATTGCAGGTACCCACCAGCAGCCGCGCCGCAGTAGCCCACCTGAATACCATCAACGCGGACCATCAGTTGATCCGTTATCAACGGCACCAGCTCGCCATCTACCAGATGCCTGGCAGGGTGCGGTTCTAGTTGGATGTCCATTTAGCTGCCTGCTGTATACGTGGGGCCGGTTTTCCCGTCCCACTGGATCGTCATTGTGCCCGTCATCAATTCCGAATTCGTCGTTGTCGGTCCTTCGGATTCAGTGGCAAATCCTGAACCAGCGAGAGTGGCCTGGGTACTTTCGCCCGTTTTCAGTTTAAAGGACAGGGTGATGGTCTCTGCCACCGCCGTTATCGGTGGGAATGTCCCTGCAGACTGGTCCCAATAGAATTCGATGTCGAATTCGCCTGGTTCTATCAGGTCGTCTGGAACGTAGGTTTTCTCGCCCGTGATGCCAAGATGCGTATCTTCCAGGGCTTCGCGTGATTGGCTTGTGCCGGATATAGAAATTATCGATCCCGTCCAGCCGGACGTACCAAATACAATGCTCGTGCCGTTTCCTGTCATCGCCATAATTCAACTCCTAGAACGTGGGTACTGCTTCGGTATGTATGATTTCCAGGTCCAGCGTCACTCTGTACGTGCCGTCGTCGCCGCCGTCGGCGGGCACCAGGTAGCCCTCAATCTTGTTAGCAATACCAACAGACTGCACTGTTTCGCTGCCCATGCTGCCTGTGTAACCGTGTACAGCGTTGCGGACATCCTCGGCCAGGTTGTTCGCGGCCAGGTGTGTTTCTCCGTAGATGTCCACCTGCACCAGTGCATTGGCAATCCCTGCCGCGCTGTCTACCTGGTCCACGCTGATGCTGCTGATTAGCTGGAACACGATAGCCGGCAGCGTGGCATCCTGCGGCATGGCCCTGGGGAATATGCGCGTACCAACGTCAGCCGCTATTGCGGTATCTGTCAGCAGGTACGTGCGTAGCCCTTTGCCAATGTCCGTCATTTTTTCGCTAGTTCCTTCACAGCTTCTGCAACGTCTTTTCGGAATAGGTTAATCACCGCCTGCCGCTGCTGTTTCGCTGCGGGCCGCATGAACGGCTGTGCCGGCTGGTATTGCGTGCCGTACTCGATAAACCCGCCCGGGTAGAACTCGCCGCGGTGGGTGGACATCCCGCTAACTACCCGCACTGTTACCTGGTGGGCTGTCTTGCGGCTGCGCTTCGCCGCTTTCGGCTTAATGCTGGTCTTTAATAGTCCGCTGTCTTTCGGTGCCGCACTTTTAGCGCTGCCAGCTATCAGCTTGGCACCATTGCGCAACGCTTTGCGAATCAGTTTCTTCTGCACCTTGTCGTCAAAACTGGATAGCTTGCGGTCAACAACGTCCATCCCGGTGACGTGAAAACCAGCGTTCTGTAGTCCGAACTTTGCCATCAGTTATCTTCCTTGCAGTACAGCCACAGCGTTCGGCATCTGGCAGACTGTCCGCGCCGCTGGACGTTCTGAATATTCAGCGTTTTCGTTACCGCCCCGTCTGTATATTGCAGCCGCATTTCCGCCGTTGGAAACGTCCCGCTTCTGGGTTCCCTGATAATCACAATCGCTGTCACCCAATCTTGCACTTGATCGCCGCGTATCTGTTCGCCGCCGCCCTTTTCGGTTACGTGCCCGTCCATCGTTCGGGCTGTGGTCCAGGTGCTGATAAGCTGGCCGCCAGCGTCAGCGGCTTCGGCTTCTGTCTGAATGGCAATTCGCCGTCTTAGTTTCCCTGCCCGTACCATGTAAATTGGTCTCCCAATAAATACGGGGACAATAAACTATCAACTGCTATGGGTATTACTGTGGGCTTGAAACTGTGTACTAACACCGCTTCTCTGTTTTCAAACCAGTGCCCCACCAGCAGCAGCATGGCCTGCTTGATTGCCTGCGGTACGTCGCTGGCCGCGTCACCGTAGCCGGCAATAAACCGAATCTGCACGGCATCGCGTACGCTGCGGGCACTGGGCCAAACTTTGTCATAGGCCGGCGTCACGCTGCCTGGGTCGCGTTTTGTGCTTACTATGTAATCGCTGGCCGTCCAGGTAGCACTAATGCCGTCGGTGTCGGTGTACGTTATCGCTGACACGCTTTGCAGCTGGCCCTTGGGTAGCGGTAGCACCTTGCGGCCTGCTGGAAACTTGTCCAGGGTCAGGTCGTAGGTTGCGGTTATCAACTGGCGGCCGGTGACAGACTCCACCGTTTGCCTGGCCGCTATGACCAGATTGTCCAGCGTGGTGTCGTAGTACGTTTCGTCCAGGTTCAAATGGCTGCGGCACTCCGCCGCCGTCAACGGCTCGGCTGCGGCTGCGGTTTGCAGGTCCAGGCCGTAGTCAATCACGCCCGTCATGTTTTGCTTTCCTGCGCTTGGGCTTGGGTGGTTCCAGCATGGCCGATTCTGGCCGGCCTGCCACGCGCGATAGCGTGACAGGTTCGGCCAGGTTTCGGTCAATCAAAGTCATCGCTTCCGCTTCGGGGACATCGATAACGTCGCCGGCATTGTTCACACCGGTCAGCGACACGCGCCCCGTCAACAGTTTGACCTTCATTGCTACCCCGTTATGCCTGGGTCAGCTTCTTAATCGGCCCAGTGCCGGCATCAATAACGCGGCTGTCATGGCGGCTAAATGCCACAAAGCCGGTCTGATCGTTGTCCCGGTATCGTTCTTCCAGCCGGAATAGCCGAATATTGCCAGCGTCCCGAATGATGAACTTCGAAAACGCGCCAACTAGGACAGTGACGTTGCCAGTTGCCAGGGCAGGCATGGCGTTATTGACAACGACGGGCTTACCCAACAATCGGTCAGGTTCGCTGTCCTGCAGGCCAGGCTGCCACAGGTACTGGTCGTTCGCGTCCTTCAACTTGCGAACGTACAGCACGATGTCATCGTGCATCATCCATCCGAAGCTAGGATCATTCCGGTAACTGGGATCAACGCTGTGATAAAGCGTAATCAGTTCGTCAGTGGTAATTGCAGCGGCCCCTGCGGCTGTCACGCCAGCAGACGCGCCAACAGTACAGCCCTGCGGCTGACTGCTGCCAGTGCCCGTGGTGAAGTGCTGCGCGGTGATGCGTCCGATACGTTCGCCCAGCATGCTGCCCACTTCAGACGCCAGCGAGAATGCCGAATCTGACATCAATTCCGCACTGACGAGTACGCTGTCGCTCGAATACTTATAGGCCGCCAGGGTCACGCTACCAAACGTGACAGCGGTTTCTGTGACGGCTGCGTTTTCAGATAAAAGCCGGCCCGTATTAGAAGTGTCTGAAACGCTCGCCCAGGGCATGTCGTTGCCGCTGTCAGTTCGGAGAATTCTGGCAACGCGCCGCGGGCCACCAAATGCCAGCAACGCCCGCTCCAGTTCCGAAACGAATCCTTCCGGCACGGTGTAACCACCAGCGGAATCGGTGCCAACAGATTGCGCCCGTGCTTCCAATGCACGACCAAACCCGTTATGGCGGAAACCAGCCGGCTTCTGTGCCAGCGTGACATCAAAAGACGGTGCTTTGTAATCGATGCCTACCTGGCGGCACGCATTCTGGTGGCGGTCCTCGATATCAATACCGTTCTGGTATCGTGCCCAGGCTTGGAATGCCAGATTGTGGCTTTCGGCCGTGACAGGTTCAGCCCCTGCGCGCTTTGCCTTGAACGTCGCAACGTCGGTGGCCTGCGCCACTTCAGCCAGTCGGGATTCGACGGCCAGCTTTTCCTTTTCGGCTTCCATTTCAGACGATACGTTATCGTACTGGCTGTTAACCGATTCCCAATTACCGCGGTCTTCTGCGGACCAATCATCCTGGCTTTCGGCCAGTGTTTTAATCTGGGCTGACAGTTCGCTACGTTGCTCTTGCAGCTGCTTAAGAATGTCTGACATCGTGGGTTCCTTGTCGGTTTGCGCCGGCTAGGTCCACAAAAAAAGGCACCACCTGCCGGCTGTGTTCGTAATAAGACACAGCACAAACAGATACTGCCTTGTCAGGGTTCAGCTGTTCGTCAGTCGCCGTCTACTTGCATCGCGTTCAACCGGCATCTGTAATTGTCACGGTTCATCGATAATCGTCAATGCAAATCCAACTCGATTATCCTGGCCCGCACTGTAACCGCGTCCTGGTCCCGCTGGGCAGCTTCTAACCACTGATCCAGGGCCGCATTGGATTCTTGCACGTTGTCCAGGCTGCGCAGCGTTGTGCTGGTGCCCTTATACGCTGGAAACGTTACCGGGCCGACATCGAACACGTCCAGGTTGCGCAGTTCGCGGACAGTCTGCCCGTCGTCGCGTCGTATTTCTGCGCCGTCGGTGCCCACCTGGAAACTAAAACTGCTGCCGGTAACGTCGCCACGGCTAATGCTGGTAGCTACATCGCGGCCTAGCTGGGTGTCCGGCATCGTAATGTCGTACCGTAGCCCTAGACCGTCTTCACTCAATGTCATTGTGCCGGCCGTGGTACGGCCCAGCACCTGATTCATATCGTGATTGAACAGCCCGCGGACATCCTGCCGCGCTTCGATTGCGTTACTGAATGCCCCTGGCATGATCCGTTCAACGTAATCATC